AGGTCATTGACTTATGGGATGGTGATATTCTCTCTGCAACCCATCTTAGTTCTACATTATTCATAATTATATCTTGTCGATGGCACATATGTTGATGGTTCGCCAGCACTACCACCAGCCATTGGTGGCACATATGGTGCTGGTCTTGATGCTAGATGATGCACTAGTTCTCTCAGTGCAATATTCTCTTTCTCTAATGCATCCAATCTTTCATATGCGGATTTGATACCATTCTCACATCGTTCTATTTCTCTTAAAACATCTTCTTTTTTCATATTATGGACTCATCAATGCAATTGTTAATAGAAACCACCAGCCGGACCAGTTATACATTACCATGAGGAATACTGTTCCGGCTACTAGTGCAAGATTGTATAGCAGTTTCATTGCTACTGTCATTTTGTTTGCTCTGCTAGTTTCTTATAGCCTGCCCAACTCGGATGCACTTTGTCTGCTTGTAGGTTTGGTATGGGTAACACCGTATCACCATAATCTTTCGCTATCAACTGAACCATCTGTTGTATATCAGGTTTGATTGCTGGCAATATCCAGAATACTCTATCGGATTCAACTCTCGCTCTCAACTGTTGCAGTTCCCATAGTGTACGAACACCTGCATGGTCGTTTGAACCTAGACTGATAATCACTGTGTTTGCATTCAGTTTTCTATTCGCATTCTGTTTGTTCCATTGCCAGCTATTGATACCGCCTTTAGCATAGGCGACACACTCAGGCTTGAATTGATGTGTGCCAACTGCAATACTATCACCTACAATCAAACAATCAATCATTCTTAGCCTCCGTAATAACTAATAACAGTATCTAATGCTTTAACAAGTAATGTATTGCCAACCACATCTTCTGAATGTAACCAGTACCCAGTAGGATTAGAATCTGTTCTTGGGTTGTCTGTCCACTTTTGCAATTCATCAGAAATATACTTTCGATGTTCTTTTAGATTACTCAAGGTAATACCATCAGCAACTTCTGCACTCAATTCAATATTCTTCATCTTGATACCCTCAGTTCTGCATCTGGATTGTCCCAACATGCATTGCGATATTTGTACACAAAATCAACCAGACCTTCATAACTACCCCAACCATTCTCTGGATCCCATTGCTTGAAATGTTCAGGATCAGACAATAAAGTGTTCCAACCTTCGTTAAGCAACTCTGAAATGTTTCTAGCAAAGACTAAACCTTCTTGCTCATCAGGTCGCCACAGCACATCATACAATGTCATACCATTAGACAATTTGACTTCACCAGCCATTTTGCCTAAGTTATGTGTAATGTTCCCACCGTAAACTGAAATAGGTTTCGTAATCATTAAATCAACATCAAGACTCATCTTCATAATCCTCTATAAAATAATTAATGTACTTCAGAGCCTCTTCAGCCTCAGATTCTGTACATTTGTATCGTTCAATCAAAACTGTCTTCATCTCAGCATTTTCCACACATTCAATCAGGTCATCATAATCCCAATCGAATGTGTGGTCCATGTCATACCACAGAGACAGTTTACCGTTTACATTATGAAATGCATACCAGCAACTATTACTCCATCTAGCGTAACTCATCAGAATGCATCAAAGTTAAAATATTTTGGCGTTTCTTTGACTAGAATCAAAGTCATACCATCTTTCTCAAAGATGAATTGATTTGTCTTGTTATTGAATTGAACCAAATCATCAGTGGTAAAAGATTTCTCACCCCAACCATTCTCATCATCTGGATCATCATCAATACCAATAGTACCAATAGCAACTGGAGCATCACTTTCTGCTTTCTTTTTAGACTTGAACCAATAACTTAAATCAATTTCTTTTGTTGATAGTGGTGTACCATTCCAAGTAGCAGGACTCACTCTGTCAGCCTTGCGGTTACCTTTGTAGATTTCAACAGCATAAGGTGAACCACTGTCAAACTCTGCTCTGACATTTAGAATACGCATAGCTTGTTGCGGTGTCTCATTGTAACGATTCATCTCTTCGACAACTGCTTTCAGCATGTCAAAATTGAATGCTGAAAATACAGATGCAATATTCACAATAGAATCAATGTGTGCTTTGTTGCCCAAGTTATCGGCACAGTATTCACGAATGAAACTCTCATCTAATCCTTTGAATTCTACCATATAGAAGATACGACCAGGACGATTTCTCATGTGGTCATCTACACGCCATTTGTCGTTGCTGGTTAGCATAAACAATTTTTTAGATGTGAAGATACCATCCAGTAATGTCAACAGTTTTTCTTGGTCATCTCTATCATAGACCTTTTCAAACTCATCAAAGAAGACAATGCATGGCTGTTCAATAGATTGAATCAGTGTATTGAATTTGTCACCACTGAAGTCAGCGTTCACTACAATGGTGGGTACACCTTGCTTAGCCAACTCAACTGAGATGTTTTTGCTCAATAGTGTTTTACCAGAACCTTTCTCACCAACAAGCATAACACCTGTGCTTTGGTCACGATTCCAGAAACTATTGATAATCCTATCAGTATTGCGAGCAGTGTCGCCATACAACTTTGTAGGCATAGTGAAATCTTCAATGTGTTCAATGAAGAAGTTTTCGAATGGGTCTTGCTTTACAACATAGTTACCAGCTGGCAACTGTTCATGCAAGTCCATCGATTCTTTGGTTGCAATACGGAATGTATTGCCTGATTTCATGTAGTAACTCATAATAAATCCTCTGTTTACATACCGTCTGCAAATTCTCTCATCGACCCACGGAGCCTTGCCCATTTCTCCGATTCTTCTTTTGCTTTCGCTTCCTCTTTTTCTTTTAGAGTCTTCTCAATCAATTCTTTAACTTCATCTTCATTCATCTTGATTCCCTTTGTTTTCTAATCACCATACGATAACACTCACTTCTTTTTTCATATCCTATCATTTTATCACAAAATGTAGCAGAACCTGAATACTTTGCTAGGCAATATAGTTTATCATTGCCTGTCATTTTCATACAATCATTCATACTTTCAGCATATGCATTTACTGTAAATAACAACAGCAGTATGATTTTCATCTATTACTTTCTTAGAATTTTTAAAGAATCATAATAAACCTTTTTCTGTGCCTCATCAAAATTATGCGTTAAATTTTCATTCATTTCATCTTCCCAATCCATTTCAGCCTTCAACTCAATGTATGTGAATACGATAAGAATGCCTAAAGATAGTGTGAATGAAATGATTATGATACCGACAATCACAAAATGCCAGTATCGTGCCATTAGAATAGGTAGAACAAAAAACACAATTAAACATAACAAAACCATTAATATTGCTTTGTAATGTGAATTCATGTCATTCGTTTCTCCCTTAGTGAACTATTTGGTCAGTCGTGTCAACATTTTTCAATTGCATTTCAGGTATGTTCGCTAATATTTTGCGAAACTCTTCTCCAGAACCCATGAAATCATTTGCAAGCACAAGTCTAGCCGCTATAATTGAAGTCAAGGACAGCGGATCTATTTTGTATTCGTTGATTAACCCTACAATTATATCATCAACTTTGAAAGCAATTTCTTCTAATTTAACATCGGATTGTTGTGTCATATCTATTATGTATCATAAAAAAATGGTGCGAGTAGCAGGATTTGAACCAGCACGCCCGAAAGCGGGAGATTTTAAATCTCCTGTGTCTACCAATTTCACCATACTCGCTTGATTGGTCCGGCGTGAGAGAATCGAACTCCCATTAGAAGGGTAGAAGCCTACTGTATTATCCATTATACTAACGCCAGAATATTTTATTTGAATATTGCAGACCACTTCTGCAATTTTTGTCGTTTGAGACCTGATGCATTGAGTAATTCTTCTCGGTTAATCATACCTGATTCAACCATCAATTCAATCATGCAATGCAAGTCACCTAACTCTTCAGTTAATCGTTGTTTGTTTGTACGCTCATTGTATGTTTCATTTAGACCAAATCGAAAACACTTGCTGATTGCTTGTGTGACCTCTGCACATTCTTCTTGTGTAATCAACATAATTTCTCTATCAACATCATTCATTGTCTTTTCTCCTAATGAATGCATTATAACACAACCACACAGACTTGTGTGGCAATAATGGTGCCCCAAGGGAGACTCGAACTCCCACGCACTAGGCACTGGTTTCTAAGACCAGCGTGTCTACCATTCCACCATCGGGGCATAAATTTGCATTGCTTTTAAAAATTGGTGCTACCTAGAGGAATCGAACCTCTTTCAATGGTTCTTCAGACCATCGCTATGACCACATCAGCTAAAGTAGCATGGTGCTCTCACCGAGAATTGAACTCAGAATTCATCCTTACCAAGGATGTGTTATACCACTTAACTATGAGAGCAATTGTTGGTACCTTGTGACGGGATTGAACCGCCGACCTTCTCCGTGTAAAAGAGTTACTCTACCGCTGAGTTAACAAGGCAAATTACATAGTGGGACCGTTGCCGTTTTTAAAGCCAACGGAACCACCTTCTTCTTCGATTCTCTTAATCACATCTTCAAAGAGAATGGGTCTAAAGTCTGTTTGTTCTACACAAACACAATGGTATCTAGCATCAACACCCATAGGTTTACCATTGAAGCCACGAATCATCACACGGTTTGAATGGGTGTGACCATGAATGTTTGTACCAAAACGACCTAGACTGTCACTATGAATTGGGATATGACTAAGAATCATTCCATTCATTACATGATATGCTCTCAATTCACGAAAATGAATTCTGTATTCATCATCACGAAAGATATCATGGTTACCACGAATCAGAACTTTATCACCGTTCAGCCTGTGCATGATGCTAAGTGCCTTTCGGTTGATTACAACATCACCGAGGTGGTACACTTTATCATTTGGTCGAACAGTTTCGTTCCATCGCTTGACCATTTCTTCATCCATATCTTCTGGATTGTCCCATGGTCTTAATTTCGTTACTCCGTCATCACGCATAAACTTACACACTCCAGCATGACCAAAATGTGTGTCACTTGTTAAAAATACTGAAGGCATAATTTTCTCCTATTAATTTGCTTTGGGTTGTGCTATGAGGATTGAACTCATACTATCTCGGTCACAGCGAGAGGTGCAGACCACTACACTAAGCACAACCCAAAGCAAACTCATACAATAAACAATGGAGCGGAGTGAGAGAATCGAACTCTCAACGGAAGATTGGAAATCTACAGTTTTACCATTAAACTAACCCCGCAATGCACCGATGCTTATTCAAGCAGAAGCAATGTTCGGTGCCACACAAAGGCAAGATTTATAAAGAGCCTGCACTCTATACTGGAGCGGGTAGAGGGAATCGAACCCTCAACTAAACCTTGGCAAGGTCTTGTGTTACCACTAGCACCATACCCGCATATTATACCTTAGCCAATTCTTGTTCAGCTAAGATTCTTTTCAGTCTATCAGCACAGAAACTTGCGGCTGGCGCATCTGGCTTGACCATTGGTGTCACATTACATGTACCTTTGATATAACCAATTGCTTGTTGCACTACGCAAGAACTTCCGTGTTCATCAGATTTGTTCAAGTCCAAATGAACTTCAACATGTCTATCTTCAAGCACATCAGCTAACGATTGAAATAATTCTGAAACCTTGTAGACTTCAGTCATCAACCTCATAGCAGGTTTGCTTTTCTTGTGGTCGTAATCTAATTCACGATTTAGAAAACCGAAAATCTTACAGCCATGGCGTCCATCAATATGAACTACAACAGCCAATGCATAATCTGCATACCACACGCCGTCAACTCTAACTCTTTCTGAATCAGCACCAAGATAAATTTTCGTATCAGGTCCTTGATTCACAACGAATTCTTTCACTTTTTCGATTTCAAAATTTTTCATACTACTTCCTTTATGGCACCCCGCCAGGGATTCGAACCCCGTCCCACGGTTTTGGAGACCGTCATGCTGCCGTTAACACCAGCGAGATATATGGTCCTCTCGAAAGGAATCGAACCTTAGGTCTTTCGGTTATCAGCCGAATGCTCTACCATTGAGCTACAAGAGGAAACTTGGTGGGTCCTGAGAGAATCGAACTCCCACTCGTAGGTTCGTAGCCTACTGTAATATCCATTTTACTAAAGACCCTAATTGGTGGTGATAGTTGGATTCGAGCCAACGACCTCCTGCGTATGAAGCAGATGCACTACCGCTGTGCTATATCACCATATTGGTAGCAGAGGCAGGATTCGAACCTGCGGTTCTTGGCTTATGAGACCAAGCGGATGACCACTTCCATACTCTGCGACATTGGTCCGTGTAGAGAGATTCGAACTCCCGACCCTCTGGTCCCAAACCAGATGCGCTACCAGACTGCGCTATACACGGATAAAACTTGGTGCCCCATGACAGAATCGAACTGCCGTAACCTGATTACAAGACAGGTGTAATACCATTATACTAATAGGGCGAAATAGGTGTCGGGCTTCCACCGACTGCTAATCAAACTACTCTGAACTCAGAGGTGATTAATCTGCCACCTCTTTATATTCAGTGGACTTCTATTGGTGGAGGATGGGAGGATCGAACTCCCACTTCATGCTTGCAAAGCACATGTGCTCCCATTATCACTAATCCCCCAAAAATGCGATTGACTACTTATCTCATTATACGCCATCAATCAAGGCGAGTACTGGCTCCTCAGGATGGGATCGAACCACCGACATTCTGGTTAACAGCCAGACGCAACTACCGCTGTGCTACTGAGGAATAATTAAAATTGTGGCAGGTGAGGTATCTAGTCATTGATTAGTCAACGACTTGCCCATTCTCCTTTTACTTTCCTTACCACAAAAACTTTATACTAACTCGTATTCCAAATCTACTGACTCAGAATAATAACCGTTTGATTCTCCCAACCAACGAACATCAACATAACCTTTGCGTGTAGCAAATTTGTAGAATGTCCATGTGCGAGATTCAATGTATTCATCTTCTCTAGCTTTTGGTATTTCACCTGAAACTTCTTCAGCAATCAAAAGTGGTTCACCTTCTAAATCTGATAAATCACCTACAATGCTTTCAATGTAAACCGATTCGCAACAATCTTGATAATGATAGAATTTGAATTTTTCTGTATCATTAGCAAACACCATTTCACGACCATGTTCTGTCACCGATGTGAACACTTTACCAACCATATCTTCTATTCTCATCCTCATCTCCTCAACAACATTAAAACAATTGGCGGTTCGTAGGGGTAACGATCCCCTTCTTTATGCGTGACAGGCATATGTGCGTCCATGAACACTTACGAACCAAATTAGAATAGGCTACTTGTTTCCACACAAGCCCCTAATTGAGCAGTTACTCTGTCCATCCATTTTATTCTAATGTCTGTGTGCAGTTAGGATTCTGCCTATCAGAGCCTGAGTCGGGTTCTGTGCCGTACTCGCTAACGGTTTTCTGCCACCGGATCTCTATCGCTAATCAAGCGCCACTTTAACGAAAGTGGTAACGGGATTGGTGGAGACAGATGGATTCGAACCACCGTGCTTTTTACAGAACAGATTTACAGTCTGCCGCCTTCAGCCACTCGGCCATATCTCCAAAACTTTTGGTAGGGGTACAGAGAATCGAACTCTGGTTAATAGGTTAAAAGCCTACTACTTTACCACTAAGTTATACCCCCAAATTTACCATTGTTAAGTGCTATCGTGCCTATTTGTGAATAATGTAGCTAACACTCACAAGCGAATAGCAGTTATATCAGACAGTGTTGGTCGCACCCTTACTGTCGAGTAGTCATAGCGTCCTATGACGATACCCTGATAACACTTAACAATGGTACTCGGTACGGGAATCGAACCCGTCTTTCCAGCTTGAAAGGCTAGCGACCTAACCGATAGTCGAACCGAGCATAAGCAATGCAAATTTTTAAAGAACATATCGATTTCTCAACCGATGAATGAAGTATAACAGAACTGTAGGTTTTGTCAACATCTATTTTCACACTGTTACAAAAATACAACAGTGACTGGAAGTGCGAGTGAGATTCGAACTCACGATTGTACTGGTTTGCAATCAGTTGCCTTTGACCACTCGGCCACCGCACTATAACTGGTACCCTTGCTCAGATTCGAACTGAGAGAACTCTTCCTTTTGAGAGAAGCGACTTTACCAGATTTGTCCACAAGGGCATGGTAGACTGAAAGAGAATTGAACTCTTACTCGACCGATTATGAGTCGGCTGCTTTACCATTAAGCTATCAGTCTTCTTTTTCTAAATCTTGTTCGAGTCTTTGTTCTTGTATTGTTTTCTCTTTGAAAACTTTTCTAGGGTTACTACACATGAAACATTTTGGATTACCACAATTCATAGCATGATGTTTTGCGAATTTGTGAGGCTCATCAACAACAATGCCGAACTCTTTAGCAATCTTAACTTGTTTCTTCACTGCATTGTCTGTTTCGAAAATGCGTTTAGAATGCTTGATTTTTTCTTCTTCATGCGACATACCAACTCCTTGCTTAATTTGGTGGAGAGTGTGGGATTTGAACCCACGGCCCATATTTCTACAGACAACACCTTAGCAGGGTGCCGATTTAAGCCACTCATCCAACTCTCCATAAACTTGGCGGAAGAACTGAGATTCGAACTCAGGGACCTTGTTACAGTCGGCAGTTTTCAAGACTGCTGGTTTAAACCACTCACCCACTCTTCCAATACCATATAGGAACACACTCACCCGAATGGACATATCCAAAGTTCCGCCTACTGTCGGAAGTGTGTTTTTATATGGCAGGGGATACAAGAATCGAACTTGTGCTAACAGATTCAAAGTCTGCTGTGCTACCATTACACAAATCCCCAACAAAGCAATGCAAATTTTTAAAGAACTGTAGTCAGTGTAACAGAAGTCGATGCATCTGTCAAGCAACCTAAGTTGCTATTTCTACAACTACAAACAAAAATCCCCTAGTTTTTTAGGCTAGGGGATTTTGGTTTATTTTGTATTAGTTACAAAGTTAGCAAAATCCCCATTGTGTTCCATAATCCGCACCTGTATTAATTGAGCATGGGCGTGACTCAACCTGCCAGAGTGTGGCGCCGCTCAACTTAAAGAAATGGGATATATTTTGCATCATAGTATTATATATGTTTTTTTATTGCTTGTCAAGTGTTTTCTTCGGAAATATTTGGATTAATTTGTAAATTTTCTACAACATGATTCCAAACATCTTCTGACTGCTCATCTGCAAGTGCATTTTCCAATTGCTCATCTGCAAGTGCATTTTCCAATTCTTCTACACCTGATTCATCACGAACATCTTCCCACAATTTATAGAATGAATCATCTAAACTTTTCTGAATATCCTCTAGCGAACCTTCAAGATAAAACAATGCCTCATTGATATCTTCAGGTGTCGATTGTTCAACACCATTAGCAACTACTCGAAATGTTGAATAGAAAGATTTAAGGCGAATTACTGCTTGTTCTACTTCACTCAATTGATAATAATATTTCATAACGATTCCTTTTAATTTTGCGGGCTAACATAAACATTCACACTCATCATTGAACCGATTTGCGAAATGTAATTGGTACGAATTGTCAAATATCTTCCATGATATTCTAAAGTCGTATTGTATCCTTCAGGTGAAGATACTGTTTGATATGTTGTATGGCATTGTGTTTGAACTTGCGATTGTTGTGACATTGATTTGTCAATCTTACTACCAACTACAGCACCAGTCACAGCACCAATTGCTGTTGCTATACCTTTACCAACACCACCACCCACTTGATTGCCGATGATACCACCAGCAACACCACCAATCACTGTTCCTGTAGTGCCATCACTACTAGGTCCAACTACACTCACTTGTCTACATGATTGTGTGGGAACATTTTGTACTGCAAATATAGGTTCTACACTTACAACTCTAGCACCATCATGAAACTGCAATTGATTGTTAGGTGTCAGTGCATTTTGTGCAAAGACTACACTAGGTGCAATCAACAATGCGAGAACTGTCTTTTTCATACTTCTTCTCCGATAGAAAAATTGAAACCCTTAATAGAATCCCAGCGAAATGAACGCCATTCATCTTTCTCAACATCAAACACCGATTGTGATTCTTCACTCTTTTTGCGAGTAGAGGTTCCTTTTGGAATCATATCGAAAGGAATCAAATCTTCTTTCAGTGTAGCCTTAATCACTCGCTCATCACCATCTTTTTTAGTGAATGTGATTGTCACAACACCTTCTTGCAATATGGCTCGAAGCCAATTCTTTTCTTCTTCACCCTTAAACACAATTTCAGTACTCATAAACATCTCCATTACGATTCAGATAGATACATCTTAACACGATCCGCATAGTTTGTCAAGTAATCTTTTATCCAATTGGGTGAAGTATTGGTCTTTCTCAAGATACAACCATAGATGCTCATGTCAGATAAATTTTTGGCATAGACAATTGGGTCACTGAAGACTGCCTCAAAGTTTTCATCAAGAATCGGCACATTGTCATCATTGGTCTTGAACAGAATTACATGGTACAAGTCACCAAAATCATTACCCTTAACTTTCAGTCCTCTAGTCTCAGCATTGTTGAATGTGAAATATTGAAATTGTGTAGAATCATCATCCTCAGGGTCAGGTACGAAATAGAAACCATCGTAGTCAGTAGGTTTAGGATGTAATGCCATACAACTCCTTCTTGAAATTTTGTTTGTTTTTTGGGCGTGAGTACACCTTTTCACTCAACTCTACCCGTTGGCGATATTTAGGTGTGCGTAAATCTTTTGCAACTAGGTTGCGAGGTTTCAGTGAAAGTTTCATAATGTGTGCCATGGCTCACCTAATGCAGTGAAATGTGTCAATATGTGTACTATAACACACATTGTGCCATTTGTCAAGCACAAAAAAAGTGTTGTTTTTACGCAACACTTTTCTGAATGACAACTAAGATTGTACTATTTTGAATTTTCAAAATGAACCCTATTGGCATCTAATTTATCACACACAAAATTGATAAAAGTCACTGCATCATTTTCTTCATTGAAATATCTGACGAAAGTTTGTCCTGTATGCCTAGATGTAAACACCAATAAAATATTCTCATCTCTGTAGATGGAGAATTTTATGATCCAACCGTGTCGAATGGTTGGATCCCAAGTTTTCAATGTCTTACGAATATCCTGTTGAAGAATTTTTCGATAGATAACTGATAGAGGTTCTTTCTGCATACTATTATGTATGAAAAGCGAAACCTCTACTTAACCATGTTATGCCTTTGAAGTTTTAGAATATTTTGACAATGAATCTAAAACTTGGTTTGATACTTCTTGGTTGGTTTTGACGATTTGATTAACAAACTCGGTTTGTTTGTCGATGAAAGCGTTGAGAGGTTTCTGTAACTCTTTATCGGTAATGAATGTACTGACAAAGTATTTTTTTGCACCTTGAACGGTTTCAATGAATGTATCTACTGCGAACATATTTTATCTCCTAAGACGATTAATTAATGAGCCTCACAATTGAGCGCCCATATCATTATATAGTAATCCTTTGTGCAATGCAACATCTTTTTACTAGAATACCAAGTCTATTTCACTTTATGAAATGTTATCTTCGTATTGTATCTTTGCCAAGATGTAGTCTTTAACCAATGATGAACGAACAATGTCATCTGCGGTAAACTCAATTCTAGTGAATGCCTTCATGTGCATGGCAATGTCAAAGAATTTAAGAATGCCCGATACATCATTCTTCTTCTTATTCAAGTCTGTTTGACGATAGTCACCACACCATAGAATCTTTGAGCGATAACCAACCCGTGTCATAACGGTATCTATTTCTTCAAAAGTCATGTTCTGCATCTCATCTACAATAATGATAGCGTCATCGAATGACATACCACGAATGAATGAAGTACTGATGAACTCTATGTGATGCTGTTCTTCTAGTCTGTCCCATGCATCACGGCGACCGAATAGAGTCTCACAGATTTGTCTGTATGGTTGCTGATATATTTCCATCTTTTCGTTTACATCACCTGGAAGGTGACCTATCTCACGGCTTTGCACCGCTGAACGAACTACAATGATTTTGGTAAATGGATTTGATTTGTCTAGTACTTCTTCAATTGCTTTATATAATGCACAGAATGTTTTTCCTGTACCTGCAACACCATGTAGTGCTACAAAATAATCACCTCTTCGATATGCATCAAAAAATATCTTTTGATTCTCTGTTAATGGGGTAAATGTTTTTAAGTCATCAATTCTTATTTTCAATTGATTAGATGTTTTGGCCACTATTGTTTCATTATTTGCTATTGGTTTTCGTGCCATCGATTTTTCCTATTACATGAGATTTGTGAATTTTACAAGTCACCCATGAGTTATAGTAAGAGTCGCTCAGAAGAGCGGAACGATTGAAGATTTCAAAAGTCTCCATATAACTACACTCGGACCTTGATTTGCAAAGATGTAGAATTTCCCTCCTATATTTTTCTTTACCATGAACCGCAACCTCTTCAACTAAAACTTTATTAGAACCCCAATAGTCTTCCCATCCAGAGCCGACTCTTGACCTTTTCTTCTTGCCTTTTAGCTGAGTTGTTTTTGCTTTTGTGAAATACTTTCGACCTATATACTTTCGATTATTATCAGTGTTCGTAATCAGGTATACGAACCCATAGAAACCTTCAGTTTGTTCTGATGTAAATAGATTGCCATTATATGTCCACTCATTCGTTATCGTCATCATCTGTTAAAGTATCGTCATCCTCAATAATGTATTCGCCGCAAAATGGGCAGTAATGAGGGTCATCCTCAGTTTCCGTCTCAACATATGAAATTCTAAAACTGGAATTGCAGTTTTCGCAAGTGTGTTTTAACTGCATACTTTCTCCTTATAAATATACTTATATCTCTTAATTAAAGGACTCTTCATGGACCTAGTTGAACTTCTCAAGCGTGTGCAAGCAAATACCTTTGCTATGTATCTTAAATCTCATAACTTCCACTGGAATGTTGAGGGCATGTTCTTTGCACAATTTCACGATTTCTTTGCTAATTTATACAACGAACTTTTTCTTGCTGTAGATGTAATCGCTGAATTGATTCGCACTCAAGATGCATATGTTCCTGGTTCGCTTAGTAGATTCGCAGAACTTTCATCCGTACAAGATGAAAATGCAGTACCATCAGCCCGTGATATGGTTATGAAATTAGTTGCTGATAATGACATTGTGAGAGCATCTTTGTATGATGCATACAATGCGGCTAATGCGGCTAATGAACAGGGTGTTGCTAATGCTTTGCAAGATAGAATCACTGCCCATGATAAGCATGGATGGATGCTTCGCTCATTCTTGAAACAATTGTAATATCAGTTGCACCACGACTGTTTGGCTTCACCGTAATACTCACGGGCAAACCCATTTTGAATGAGCATTTCTCGAAGTGATTTGCCATCTAAAATAACATCACCCAATACACGACCACCATACTTGTCCCAGTCCATGAGTATGACTTGTCGTTTAGTTGATGCATTAACTTGAGTTTTTGTAAATAATGATGCGGCTTCACCTTTAGAAGCCTCTGAGGGGCATTGTGCCCTGTGACCTTTTTCTGGTGTATCAACACCAAACACTCGTATTGACAATTCCTTTTTAAGGGGTTCTGGCAAAAAGTTTGCTTGAAATGCTACTGTATCGCCATCAATCACACGGGTTATAACCGCATCATATGTAACGCCTGCCTTCTGCTTACCTTGAGCAATTGCTAAAGAAGCAAAGGTGCCCATTAATAAACTGATAATAAAATATGTTGTTAGTTTTTTCATTTTTTCATTCTTTCTTTTTTTATACTGCAAACGATGATCCACAACCACATTTGTTGGTTGCGTTTGGATTCTCAATTAGAAAATTAGAACCCATTAATTCTGTTTTGAATTTGATTGTTGCTCCTTGTAGGTATTGCATACTCATTGCATCAACCAATACTTGAATTTTTTCATTGATAGGGAATTCAAAATCATCTTCATTCTTTTCCCACTCCCATGTGAAACCATATGAAAAACCAGAACAACCACCACCTTGAACAAAAATTCTCATTCCTTTGATAGATGAGTCATTTTCATCTATGTATAAGTCTGTAATCTTATCTTTGGCGGCTTCGTCTAGTGTTATCATCTTATTTCCAATATTTTGAATAGTCTATGTTGTTCCAATATTTCTCATTGTTTCTATTCCAGAAGTTTTTTATGAGATACCACACCATACCGAAGTATCCCATCCTCTGAAATCTTCTGCTGTCTTGTCCAAAGTAGTGTTTGACTAACTTGAATTTCTTTACATCATATTTTTTTGATAGAAAGAAATCTTCACTGGTGCCATACTTTTCTGCAAAGCCGCCAAGCTGTTCAAATTTATCTCGGCGTGTTAACATGAATGCACCAACAGCAAATGGAACTTTGCGGCTCATAATTTTATTCACACCATTGAACAGCATGAATCCGATTTGCGCCCTCTTATCACCATCGTAACACTTTATGTATGTGCCAATCAAATCTAAGTTATTTGACTCTAATTCTTTCACACAATCAGTTATAACTGTATCTGAGAAGAATCTCACATCACTATCAATGAATAGAATGTATGGTGTGGTAGCAAGTCTAGCACCATTGTTCTTTGCAATGGATACTGGACCACCATCAATAACCTCTACATTCAATTTCAAATCTTCTTTATAGAAATCAATAACTTCTCTCGTATCATCAGTAGAACAATCAGCAATGATAATTCTTGTATCGCCGATGTTTTGTTTCTTCAGATGATACAACAAATGAAAAATATACGATTCTTCATTTTTACAAGGAACAACGATTGTAATTTTATCCTGTAACACTATCAGTCTCCTGTGTCCATGTGATTATCTCCCAGCGACCATCGTGATGTTCTACAAGTGCTGTACAACTTTCAACCCAATCACCATCATTCATATACATCACACCATTAATCTCTTTTATCTCTGCATGATGTATGTGACCACATATCACACCATCATAACCTTTTTTCTTGCAATAGTTTGCTAAGTTTTCTTCAAACTTAAAAATAAAATCGATTGCTCGTTTTACTCTTGTTTTGAGATATTTGCTAAGACTAAAATACCGAAAACCAAAGCGGTGCAGTAGCCAATTGAATTTGCTATTAAGCGATAGAATAAAATCATATGCCGTGTCTCCTAAAAATGAAAGCCATGGTGCTAGTCTTGTGATGCCATCGAACAGGTCACCATGTGTGACCAGATAGTGTTTACCATCAGCACCAATGTGTTCTGTTTGATTATGTATTTCAACTAGACCGAAACTGAATCCATATGGTATCATTGGTCTTAAAAATTCATCGTGGTTGCCAGCAACATAGACTACTTTTGTGCCTCGTTTAGCATGACCAAGCACACGGCGAACAACATTTGTGTGACTCTGTTTCCAGCGCCATTTGTTCTGTTGAATGCGCCATGCATCAATGATATCACCTACAAGATATAATGTTTCGCAGGTGTTATTCTTTAAAAAATTGTTGAGTTGCTCTGCTTTGCAATCTCTTGTTCCCAAATGTACATCACTAATAAAAATACTGCGATATTTTTTTAACATTTGTTTTTATTTTGCCCAAACATCTTCTCCCCAACTACCAGACAAAGCACCTTTAGCATAGTCAGTCACTCTATTCTCAAAGAAGTTTCCGTGAATAGGTGCATTAATCATCTCCTCAACCCATGGTAGTGGATTTCTTTTTACTTTAAAAATGCCTTTAAGACCGAGAGATATCAATCGTCTGTCAGCAATATAACGGATATACTTCTTAACATCTTCACTAGAAAGACCTTCCATAGCACCCATAGAAAAAGCAAGGTCAATAAACTTATCTTCTAACTCAACCATTCTTTCTGCAATAGAATAGATACGCCCTTTGAGGCCATCGTTCCATATCTCTTTGTTCTCTTCTATGTATGTACGGAATAATTTAATCATGTTCTCGGCATGTAGTGTTTCATCAACAATAGACCATGTAACGATTTGACCCATACCTTTCATCTTACCCGTTCTTGGAAAATTCAACAGCATGATAAAAGATGAGAACAACTGCATCCCTTCAGTGAAAGCACTGAACACGGCGATATGGGTTGCAGTGTTCTCTTTAGTTGTATTCTGTGCAGATAAGTCCATGACATAATCATGCTTGGCTCTCATTGCCTCATACTCAAGAAACTGATTGTATGTTGTTTCTGGTAAACCGAGTGTCTCAATCAAATGTGAATATGCGGCAATGTGCAATGCTTCACGGGCCGCAAAACCTAACAACATCATACGAACTTCTGGTTGTGGAAAGTATGGTAGATAATTTGTCACATAACCACCAGCAACATCAATGTCACCTTGCGTAAAGAATCTGAAGATGTGTGTTAAAAACTGTTTCTCTTCTTTTGATAACTTATTCTTCCAATCTTTAACATCTTCTGCCATTGGCACTTCTGTATGTAACCAATGTGATTGCTCATGCTTTAACCATGCATCATATGCCCATGGATAGTTGAAAGGTTTAAAACTTGTTCTCTCTTCTGATAGATTACTTTTTCTTTTGCTCATTGCGCCCACTCTTGTAATTCTTTTACTGTCTTCGAACCAACTATTCTCTTTACTTCAATATTTTCATCAAGCATCACTAATGTAGGCACACTGCGAATACCATATTCTCTTGCCAAATCATCATGCACATCAATATCAACAACTTCAATAGGCATTTCAATATTTGCACTTTCTAAATTCATTGACAATGCTTTGCATGGTCCACACCATGATGCAGTAAATCTTAAAATTCTTTTCATTTATCTCTCCATTAATTCGTTTACAAAATCTAATAATAGTGTGTGTTGAGTTCCATTATGATACTTACCCTTCATCCAACTATAACTATCATACCAAAACTGTCCACTCTCTGGATGACAACCAATTAACCCTATACGATTTTGAATAATGGCCATGTTGTCACCATTGCTATATGTTGCTATGGTTTCATATGGTGAGTTTTCATCACCAACTAAAGCACAGCCATCATAGAAGAACATGTCATATGGTTGATTTCTCCACATAACACGCATATTTTTTGCATGTGGTCTTCTTGTGCAAGTACCAGGTCTCTTAATATACTGTACCGCATCTACTTTGTCAAGTATGTTGAAGTAATCTTTACCTGCCCAATATGCACCCATGCAGATGCCAAGATACTTACCACCTCTTGCTACAAAATTGACTACAACATCTTTGTTGTTTTTCAGTATGTTATCATATGAATCTGAATCACCGATACCACCTGGAAATGCAACCATATCAACATCATCAAAGAAACCTTCTTCAACTTCATTCTTTGAAAATAATTTGAAGTCATAGCTTCCCGATAGTGCTTTCATTACACCATTAGATGATTGTACTGAACACTTCGGATCACATACAAACAACGCTATAGTAGGTTTCATTTAGCCCTCGCAAGCTAAACAAACTTCTTCAGTTGAAGCGAGTGCCTTCATATCAATTTCTTCAATTACATTTCTTTCAATTCTTTTTGATACTTTATCTGCTTTAGCTAATTTCTCAGAGCGGCAGTAGTACATTGTCTTCAGTCCTTGTTTCCATGCTTGAAAGTGTACTGCATGAAGATACTTCACATTCACATCAGGTCTGAAGAATACATTCAGTGATTGTGCTTGGTCAATGAATTCTTGTCTATCAGCCGCATGTTGAATAACCCATCGTTGGTCAATCTCCATACCTGTTTTGAATACATCTTTTGTCCAATCATCCATCCATTCTAAATGTTGGCATGAACCATCGTTAGCAATGATAGATGACCAAATGTCTGCATATTCTTGTTCACCTTTAGGTGTTAGTGTGACGCCACCCTCAGGGTCGAGATGTTTCATAATAACTTTATCTAACCATTTATTCTTATTCAATGATGCACCACTCAAGGTGTCTTGTCTGTAAGCATTCGCTCTATATGGTTCAATGGAAGGAGAAGTATTACCCATAATAATAGAACTTGAAGCATTAGGAGCAATGGCGAGCATATGACTAAAACGCTTCCCAGTACCCACGGCGTCAGGTGCTTCGCCCCGTTCAGAACCCAATTGAAGATTTGCTTCATCTAGTTTACTCCTGATGTGTTGAAAGATTTGTTTGTTTCTTCCAACCGCTTGTGCTGATTCCCATGGGAAACCATTTCTCTGTAGATAAGCATGAAAGCCCAATGCACCAATACCAATACTACGCTCACGCATAGCAGAGTACTTTGCTCTGGCAACAGGCTCAGGAGCATTATCAATAAAATACTGAAGAACATTGTCGAGCATTTCCGCCATATCTTGCAAAAATAATTTATCTGATTTCCATTCATCATAGTACTCCAAGTTAACAGAAGACAAGCAACAAACAGCAGTGCGGTCTTTGTCTGTTGGTAAAATAATTTCAGAACATAGATTTGATTGTTTGATTGATAGACCTAGTTTCTTTTGAAACTCTGGCATCATGCGATTGCTTGTGTCGATGAAGTGTAGATATGGTTCACCTGTCATCATACGCATCTCAAGAATTCTCTGCCACAATTCTCTTGCAGGTATCGTATCTCTCACTTCATTATTGTGTGGGTCTTTTAGTTCCCATGTATCATCGAACTCAGGGTCAAGCATACATTGTTCAATGATACGCATGAAGTCATCTGTGATGTTGATACCATGATGTAGATTCAAGCAACGCATGTTCTGGTCGCCTGTAGGCTTTCTCATTTCAAGAAAGATAAGAATGTCTGGATGAGAAATATCAAGATAAGCGGCATAAGAACCACGGCGTGTACGGCCTTGGCGGTAGGCGAGGCTTGACGCATCATAAGTCCTAAGGTGAGGCATAACACCAACAGACTTATCGTCAGTACTACGGATTCCAACGCCAATTCCTACTCCACCACCTAGCATCGATAGCCAGTTAACTTCCGCCAAACAGTCAACCAAACCTTCGGCAGAATCGTGAAGATAAGGTAAGAAACATGAAATAGGAAGGCCACGCTTAGAACGCCCAAAGCTAAGAATGGGAGTAGAATAAGACAACCAATGCTTACTGCTATACTCATAGAGTCTCTGGGAATGAAGTTCGTTAGAGCCAAACGCCTTTGATACATATGCAAACCTTTCTTGCGGAGAGTTTTCTTCTTCTCGCATGTATGATTCTTTTAATCTTTTTAAACCTAACTCATCAAACAAATTGTCACGGGAAAAATCTACTACAATACCATTAACGGTGTCTACCATCTTAACTCCAATTTTAATTAATTACTGCTATCTAATGCTTTTACAACATTAGGGAAATTCTGACCAATAATGTCCCAACAAGCACTTGCAATTTCTGCATGTTCTTTTTGAGTGCCGTTAGACATTCTTAATTGACAATAGTGAATCCATGAACGAAGAGTGCCGTTCATGTACATTTTTGAGTGTGTGTTACCTTCAGGAAGAACTGCTCTCGCCTGTTCTTTAGCAATACCTTTTTCAATAGCCCATTGATATGTTTCTAGTGAATGAGCAATCAATTCTTGTTGTTTCTGAATCCATTCATCACCTAACAATGCATTACCCAATGTGCCATCTAACTCAATACTGTTTTGACGATTCTTTGGGTCTTGCTTTCTAGCTGTCCTTAAACCAAAAGTCAATTCAGTTGTTGGGTCAGCATATCTTTGTGAAAATTCTTGAAACGAAAAAGAACGGTGTCTTAAAATCTGTCTTGCTATATCTCGTGTAGTATTTATTTCTATCACGACTGACACCATTTCAAATGGCGACCAGTGTTCATTACGAATTAAATAACCAATGAGTTTATCTTTACCTGTTGTGCTTTGTTGATTGCTTGGATTAGAAACTCTAGCCATATAAACAATCAAATCTTCTGCGCTACCATGTCCGTCTATTCCGGCTGTCATTCCTATCAATTTAACTCTCATAATTTCTTCCAGTATGTAAATTCTGTTAATGCTCTTAGACCAGAGAATGTATTAGTATCTATGATTTCTTTAATTTCACTTTCTGTCATTCCGTTCATTATCATCTCATTTATGTCTTTACCTTCAACATTATTTGGCCAAATGACAACTCTGTAGTTATTTTTTACAGCCCTCTCGACCATATTGACAATCTCTTTATTGCGAGGTTCATTGTCATATATCAGAACTGTATTGACAATACCTAATTTGTCTGCAACAGCAGTCAGATTAGCATCACCTGCGGCCACAGCATTATCGATGAAAAATGAATCGATTGGACCTTCTACAACATAGATGGGTTTAGTTTTGTCTACAGTGTCCATTCCGTAAATCAATTTATCAGTACTGTCCGTTGTTCGAACAGTTATATATCTGAGTGTTTTATCGGAAGTTTCTAGCGCACGACCAGAGACCGCTATAAGGTTATTATACTCATCGTAAAATGGTATAACAAGCCTTGCATCATCAATTAGTTTTTTTTCGTGATTTGGAACAAGTGCATCAATGAATTGTCTGTAGTTACTTGTGAAGAGTAATTTGTCTGCTATTCTAGACAAAAAGCCTCTATTTGTACAGTATACTAGACAAAAATGTCCACTCGGGAGTTTGCTGAGCCATTCGGCGTGTTCGAATATTTTTGCTTTTTCGACTTTTCCGAATCTTGGTGATGGAATGTTGAATGAGGGCTTTTTGAAGTTGGATTGACCACTTTCGCCACTCTTGTATCTCTCAAGAATGTATTCCTTATATAGGTTTGGGTCGAGATATTTGATAAGATTACCAAGGCTTAGTCCCTGTCCACAGTTGTGGCATTTGTAAAACAAATCATTTTCTTTGCGAAAGATGAACCCTCGCATCTTTGATAAGTTTTTCTTTGAGTCGCCGCAGATGGGGCAACGAACATTAAATAGGTAATCATTTTTTCGAGAGAATTTCTCAAATCGATGTGCTATTTGGGTTGTGTATTTAAGGTCAATGTATAGGCTCATAGTCTCATAATTATACATGAGACTATGAGGTTTGTCAACTACTTTTTAATTTCCACCGATAATTTTTAGTATCGTTTCGGCATGCCCTGATACGAATCCGCCAGCGGCAACTATGCCAGCGAATGTCCATATCCACTTATCTCTTTGATTTTTCAAGTATGATATCTCTTTAGCCAATTGAGTATGTTGTGTACATGATGCAGTATACATCTCTTCCAACTTCTCTGTCAAGCCTTCTCTTGTCTTATCAAGGCAATCATGCATCTCTTTCACATCAACCTTCAAGTCATCCATCTTTTCATTAAGATTTTCTACTTTGGTCTCTACGATACCAATTCGTTCAACGGTGGTTGCCATTTTCTTTATTCCCTAGTTGTTAGTTATTTTGTTCCATTGCGGTTGTCTTTTCTTTTGTACGACCATAAGCGGCAATACCAAGAACAGCACCCATAGCAAGATGAAACAATCCAGCGCCTTGCAATGTAATTGGTTGCCATTGCATGTCAACTTTACCCGATCCTATAACTTGTATTAGTGACCAAAGAATTGGTGCAATGATAAAGTCAAATATACATGTCGCCATGTAAGTCCATCCCATAGCTGGTCTCCATTTTTTAGTCATCCAATCTTCATCTTTTCCGTTAACGGAAACTTCTGTTGATATTTCTGGCATTTTTTGTTCCTCTTATTGTTATTTTGAATTAACAAAAATCGCCGTATCAATAATATTTTTCAAACCTTCATCGTCAGTCTCTAACACACCCAGTAAAGCTAAGTACTCTTCTTTCGAAATTTCTTCAGCTTCAAAAAGTCTTGTATACTCATTATAAAAAACTTCTGTTGATTCCGTATTCATTCGAATGTTTTTTTCTGTTTGTTGTACCATTCAATCCATGTATCATTTTTATCTGAACATCCATGATATTTCGCATAGTTGTCTGAAATGGTTTTTGTTACTTCAGACATTTTCATTGTGTTATTTAACATCTCTAAATTTGGGCACTTCTCCATCATAAGTTCTGGAGCATCAGGAAATTTGCGTGTCAAAGGAACATCAGTAGAACAGCCAACTAATATAGTAAGCAATAAACATGCAAGGTATTTCATTTTCCGACCCCTGCGGCTTGATTCAACGCATCAAAAAATTCATTAGGCAATTCACAATCGCCTCCTTGAATGAATTTAGTATCGTACTTGACAACTTCTCTATCGATGTACTTGATTACTTCTTCGCCTCTTTCTTTAACTATCTGTTTCTTTACAATAATTTTCTCAACAATCTTTACATTTTGTTCAGCAGATTGTGTTTCTGATTGTGATATCTTCAACTCAAGGTCTTTTATTTTCAATTGCCATTTATCTTCATTTGATATAGCACCCGACATGTATGTACCAATGACAATAGCAACAATAGATGTTGCTTGAATAAGATTTCTATACATCGAAACAAACGGAATGAAACTCATCAAATAACTTACAAATATGCCTGCTAGACCTAAAGCCAACAGAGCATAGAACCACCAGTCAGGTAGAAAACTTAATAGCCACATCATATTGATTTTCCATATCTTAGATACATCATCGCACCAGTAGTTTCATCTTGTACAATAATAGGTTTACCATAATTTGAATTGCCGTATTCACGAATCTGTTGACCGACTTCATCTGCACCAACATACTCTTCATACTTTGCATACTTTCTTTTCATCATTCTTGCATTGAGAAAGAACTTTGTAGGCACTTTGAATACACGAGAACCAGCAAATTTCTTAATGCCAGGTTCACCTTGTGAGCCGACACCTGCGCCAGCAATGTTACCCGAACTAACATTGTTAACTGCCATATCTTCGTTTATATCATTCATTTCTTGACCTACTGTATTGTTCTTTTAATTTTCGTTCTCTCTCATCTAATTCTTTTCTTCTCTGAGCAACTTCTTTCAATCTCCAATCTGGTTGAAGTCTTGGTATGAAATTATCGCCATACTCAGGATAGTCTTCTTTTCTCATTTGAACTACCCAAAATATTGAACCTAACCAAAACAAAAACAAGAGAAATCCTAAACCAACATATATGATTGCATCTCTATGCTTTTTCATCAAAGCACGGCGTGCCTTGAGTTTTTTAGCATCTTCAAGTTTTTCTTGTGCTTCTTGTGCTTCTTGTAATTCTCTTAGTCTCTTTCTCTCTGCTTCAAACTCTGTCCACACAGCACCAAGTTCTGGAGGACTTTGATACACTAACATCTCTCTCAGTTCTTCTTCAGCCATTTGAACTTGTTTGGCTCTAAGAACATTATCTAATGCTTTCGAATTTAAACCCTGTCCTTTTTTAGGAACAATCTTTCTCTGTTCTTCTGCCGCTGTCTTTACAACATCTGCGGCATCCATAAATCTGCCTATGTGCCCGCCTACCTCATGGGCAACATCCATGACTTCTTTACCGGCTTGCTTCGCCTCCTTGTAAAAGGCTACACCTTTCCTGATAGCACCTATGGCAGCCTGCGCCATCGCAAATGCAGTGATTGGATCCATTACCTCTTTCGGTCATTTTACTATTCTTCTCAATAAGTCCACAGTCGGCGAATCTAACTGAATGTCTGATGAAATTATATCATCATTATCAATACCCTTCACTCTCTCTGGCATATAACTTAAAAAAACTAAAAATGTTTTTAGCACTGGCCAATCTTCTTTTCGAATTTCGTGAAACAACATTCGAGTGGTAGGCTCAACACCAAAAACATTGTATAGCACGACAAGATGGTTGAGAACAAGTCTCTCACGCATCTCTCTATATTTACTATATCTACGAAAAAGTCGTTTCAAATAATTGAATCGCTTCATGTCCTCCTGAAATTCACTTTGTATTACATTTGGTTTATCGTATGCCTTAGCCGCATATAATATAAAATTATCTTTATTCAGATTTTCAAAAGACATTATTCTTCTTCGTAGTCCTCCCCACTAATTGACATGATTTCTTCCAATTCATTTTCATCAATAATTTCAGAATAGAATTCATAATAACCGTCATCAGTGAGGCCATAGTTAATATACAAAAAGTAATCCGTTCCTTCGATTGAAATTACTTCTTCACATTCATAATCATCATCCGGTGATTCAGCTTCTATTGAAAAAGAGAAGTCTGCACCATATCGTGATAGAATGCTTCGAAGCATTTCAAGTCCAGCTTCGGCAGATAAAAATTGTTTATCCAAGTCCATAAGGCCTTGGTTAATATCTGCACGAACCATAGGATCGTTTACATCGACTGAGACTTGAAGACTTGCGTCATTCAACTCTTCAGTCAAATAGTCAGCAAACTTTTTCATTAGCCTGCTGTATCTTGGAAGATTACATCATCGTTAGCAGATGCGGAACCGTCACCAGTCATCGAACCCATCGCTACCAAAACTTCAGTTTGGACACGACCAACACGATTGCCAGTACCAGCTTTACGCAAAACCCAACCAGCGTGAGCAGGTTTACTCGCTTTACTTGCGGCTGATGTATTTGCTACCTCATTTGTATCGACACCAAATATTCCAACATTAGCACCAGTTACGAATGCGCTTGTTTGAGTATTAGCATACAATGTTCTTCCGTTTGCGGAAACGCCTAAACCACCTGCTCCACCCCATTTTGGTGCGCTTGTGTTTGCGTCTGTATTTGACCATAAAGCCATTTTTTTCTCCTTAGTGAAAACCTAGTTCTCTTAATTTTAATAATGAAACCCTTGCGCTAACATGGTGAATGCCGATACCATCAGCACTGTCAAATTCTTTGATGTTCTTGATATAATCATCAATCAAAATATTCTTCTTGTCACCATCTTTAGTGTAATCTTGTTTTTCTTCTCTTTTAACTGCATGAAAACGATCCATCGGAAGATTCAAGTATTTCTTTACCCACAACTTTTTACCTTCAATCGATGATGGATCCCATTCAGCATATGCAGTTAGAATGTGTGCATCATATTTATCTATAACTTTCCACAATGTTTTAAAATCTTTCATTGGTGGTAAGTCAGCCCAGAAATTATCATGGCTCGCTATTTTTGCCTTACGAGCAATCTTATCTTTTTTATCATTGTATGGTGCATCGAAATGATGCCCTAGGACTTTCTCAGCGCCTGCCAAGAAGTCAACTAAGACACCATCCATGTCACAATATATGATACCTATATCTTCTTTGTTTTTCATTGTTTATCATTAACTAGTGAAGTCATTTGAGGTTCGGCTTCGAATTTGTCACCTTTACCACCCACGGCATCTTTTTTCTCTTCTTTTTTACCTTTTTTTTCCATACGGTCTTTTGCATCTTTCAATGCTTCACGAACAATAGCCTTCTTGCGAGATTCTTGAATGTTATCAATTATCTCAGATGCTTGCATCTCTTCGCCATCAAGAACTTCTACAGATTCTTTGACATGGCCATATTTCTTTTTGTACCAATCAGGCATACCATTCTTCTGACGGAAGTAACGAACAGTTGCAGAATCATTTGCTTGGTCACGATACTTATTCTCTGCATCTGTGTTGTGTGACTTCATTGCATCGGCAGCCTTGTGTGCATCTTTTGCAATGTATTCTAATTCTGCATTCGTTTTCTTATGATAGTCATGTCCTTCTAAAGGATGTCTTTGTGATGGGCGTCCTTCTTCAAGAGTTTCATTCATAGGTTTCTTACCTGCTTTCTTCATAGCAATTGCAATAGCCGCTTGTTGAGCAGGACTACTTGCCTCTTTCTTCAAGTCATTGTCAAATTGTTTTTTTGTTGCTTTTACAATACCAGAGAAACGACTATCTGCTTTTTTAATATTGCCTGCTTTATCTAATTCAGATGCTTGTTTGCTTGCACCAGTCTTGTAACGACCAAGTAAGTCATTAGACAATTCATCAATAGATTCTTCATCCATACGACCATTTGATGCTAATCTTTCCTTGCGTCTTTGAGCGGCAAAGTCTGCGCCTTGTGGTAGTTTCTTTTTAGCTTGAGCATTATCATAAGCCTTATCAGTTTTTACATTGTATTCTTTGCCACCAGCACCAATGTCAGCAACACGAACACCAATTGGTTTATTGGTTTTAATTACAACAGCTTCATCAACTTCACTCATCATATAATTAGCAACTGTTGAAATGTAGTCTTCAGCAAGTGTAATCTTTGATTGTACCCATTCAGGAAGATTGTCATTATCTTCTAGCATGTCATGCACTCTCTGTGCATTGCTGATAATGCTTTGTAATTGACCACGAGCCATGTCACCTTCGTAATCATACTCAGTCTTTTCTTTAGCCTCAGTAGTCATCATGGCTCTTTTCTTAGCATGGTCAAGTTGTTGTTGCCATTCTTTTTCACCAACGGCACCATGTTCTTCATCATCAGTAGAACCTTTAGGACCTTTATCATGTTTAGGATCCAACTTTGCATACTTTATTGATGAAATGAATGATGATATTTTTTTAGATTCAGAAACTGTTTTCCATTCTCCACCATGCTCTTTATACCACTTCGATGCCCACCCATTTGCATATGCAGATGGATAAACATCAAACTTAGATTTTGCTTGAGCGATAGCCCTTGCCCACAAATCGGGATTTGTAGGCTTATTTTTTTCGTCTAGTTGTTCCATGTTTTCATTTACCTTACTTGTAACATTAATCGGTTCACCTTGTCTCTCTGGATTCGGATCCGCTTTTCTTTTTCTTCTCACAGCAGAGGCTTTTTCTTTTTTAGATAAAGATGCTCTTTGTGCATTCGACATACATTTCGGTTTTGCTTCTCCAGGCTCTCTCGCACAATCACCAACAACTTCACCTTTGGTGTTAACTCTTTTCCAACCACCATCAGGATGGTTGGGATTGAACCAGTTACGCAAATCTTCTTGAAAAGTCGAAAAAGATTTCATTTCAATCTTTCATTGCTTGCTTGGTTGCTGTCGCATACATTACTGATTTAGCACGGTCACCATAACGCTCTTTGAAACCTGCCATGCCTTTTTTCATACCCTTTACAATGTCTTCACGCTTTTTCATTTCAGCATCAGTCATTTCTTCTTCACCAATAGTAGACATTTTCACACCATTGATAGCATCAATATCCATTTCTTCACTTTTCATTGAATTTTGTTTTACTTTATTCAAAGCACTATTAACACCAGCAGTTCTTTTCTTAGTCCAAGCACCTTCATGTCCAACTTTTTTAACATAAGATGCAAGAGTTGGTGTTGATAATTCTTCAATATGTTCTTCATCTTCTTTATACAAACGAGATGTGGCTTTTCTTAAACCCTTTTGTCTTTCTGGTGTATTCAGATTATCTTTTTCTTTATCACTAAAAGATTTTTTAACATAGCTGTTTAAAGTATCTTTTGACAATTCATCAAGTTCTTCAACTTCCTCTTTCTTCATTCCAGGTTTTTTCATCTTAGCATATTTACGAACAGCATGTTCTGGACTATCAGCATAAACATGATGGGGCTCATCATCATCATAATTGCGTTGTTTTGGATTATCTTTAACAGCTTTACCATTCTTAACTGCATAACGATCCATATAACCAGTATCTTCTTCTTCAATAGATTCAACTTCTTCAGCAAGTGCTTTCTCTTCAAGAGATTCGAACAATGATTTTAGACCAGCAGACTTATATGTCTCAAGCATTTCAGAGAAAGGCTTTTTCTTTGTTTTTGCTGTTGGTTTTTCTTTAACTTCTGGCTCATCTTTTTGATTACTGCCACCATAGCGAGTACCTTTTTTTACACCGCTACCACCACTTGGTTGTGGACCAGACTTAGCTTTAACAGCCTTCATCATATCATCCCAACCCTCTTCAACTTCATTGTCTTCTTTGCGAAGTTTAGCTAAATCTTCACCATCAATTTTGTTGTTCTTGTTGAGGTCTATCTTTTTTTGTTTTGCTGTCAATTCTTCAGCCTTCATTTTTGTGTAGGCATTAGAAACACTTTTTGTGATTGGATCATTCATACGCATTTGGGGTTCTCCTATTTAATTTTTATAAGCTATGGAAACTGCTTTAACATCTGTACCTGCATTAACTAATAATGCGTGGTCTCTATCTTTTTCTATAATCATTTCTGAATTGTTTAGTATTGTTAAATTTGCAATATTAGCACCTGTACTGTCTTGAATTGTAATCACATGTTCTTGTGAGCCAATATGAACAAGTCTAACCACAACCGCATTGTTAACTGTTGTATTTGCAGTTGGTGATAGAACAACTTCAGTTCCTAATGTTCTGATTAACAATTCCATCTCCTCAGGGCTTTGTTAATCGGTGAATCGGGGTCTCTCGCATTCTCAGGATTAGTCAATCTCTTTTTCATACCACCCATTCTACGACAAAACGCTAGACGGCGGTCTGCTCTTTTACCTTTTGGGTCTTTTTCAGTCACAGCAGTTTTTAATTTTGATCCAGGATTTTCACGGCGATATGCATTGACTGCTTTCTGAGAAAGCCCATCAGTCTTATCTTTGCGATTGACATCTTGCCAATCTTCTTCCATCTCATCTTCTTTCATGCAAGAACCTGAAGAAAATGCTTTTTTACCTGGCACTGATTTATATCCAGGCCAACATCTTTCGGTAACAAATGTTTTGAATGATTTCATTTTGGTATCAACTCAGGATATTTTTTATACATGTCTTCTTTTGATAACTCATGCATATCAGCCCACACCTTAGCTTCTTTTTTTGTTTTTGTGGTTCTGATATGATTGCCTTTTTCATCATGTACATTATATTCAACATCAGCAGTAGTTCTACCTCTAAAACTTTCTTTCTTAGTTATAGAGGCTTTCTTTTCTTCTGTCACCCTACCTAATGAATCGTATTTACTACTAGCAGTTCCCAATGGTGGCGTGATTAATTCTTTTCCTTCAAACTCATCGTCAATATTGATTGGATGATTATGAAGTTTTTTCTTTATTTCTTTGAGCGAGAGGGTGCCGGCTTTGCGATTACTTTTTTCGCCGCTGGCTTCTTTGGCGTAAACTGTTGTTTCTTCGCTGGCGCTTTCTTCGGCGTGGTTGGCTTCGCAACCACAGTGTTCTCTAAGTTCACGGGTGCTTCTTGGACCGGTGCTGGCTCGACTGCTGGTGTCTGTACTACTTCTGGCTCTGGTTTCTTCTTGAATAAGGCGGCTATTGCTTTGAACATGGGGATTCTCCTCTTTTATTTTTTGTGTCAACTTCTCTTTGATTGATGATAGCATCAATGGCTCTGCACTGCTACCATAAATTTCAATTTGTTTACCTAGCATCAACATTTTGGTTGATGAGTTATCTGAGAATTCAAAACTCTCACCAAGTAATTCACTGAAACTTGTATCGATATCTTCTTTTCTGATACCTTTTTCTGCCGCTTTCAATTTATTGAGAGTGGATGAATTTTTTGCTTTGTCTAAACGACCTTTGAGTTCTGGAGTCATTTCAGTCTTTGTAATGTCTGCAACTGATTTTAATTTTGTTGGCGCTGATTGTTTAGCGGTTGCAGGTTTCGATGAACCCAAAGAACCTGACTGAGTTGGAATGTTTGGTGATGGTGTTGGTTGATTCTTATTGATAGCAACCAATTCATCATTAACTGAATGATGTGTGATTTCTCTATCTTTACCATAACGACCAAAACCATAGTAAGTCAGACCAAGTTTAGATGCTTGCTCACCAGCACCAGAACCTTTACGAACAGGTCTTGCTTCAAGATTTTTCTCAACTGTCTTATCTTTACGAACAAGTTCAGTTGAAATCCATGACTTAGCAATATCTGATTTAGGTGGTGCGGCTGTAAATTTTCTTACATTCTTAAAGATACCATTAAGTTCTTGCGTCTTTCTATGAACAACATCAGGTGGCGCATTTCGTAAGTCTTCTGAGTTATCATAGTGAAAGAAATTAGATTGACCAAATAGTTTTTGTAATTCAGGTCTTGCAGCCTGTGCAGAATCCCATTTCTCTTTGCGAATTTTATCAGGCACTTCACGACCACCTCTTTGACCTCTTTCAATATTTCTTTGGCGAGATACTTCATCAGCAGTGTCAACGAAAACCATTTGAGTTTCATAACCCAAGTCTTCAAGTTCTTTTTTGATACGCTTTGTCTTTTCGATATCATCAGCAGTGCCATTGATGATTAGACCATTGCGACCATTGAGGGCAAGGCGCTGTCTTAATTCTGTAACTGACTTAGCAGTACCACGAATCTCATCTCTCTGTGATTTTTCTGAATCAGGCATCTTTTTATTCAGACGCTTTTTGTCCATCAAGAATTCAAAAGCATTGTCAGAATTGATTTCAGTTAGACCATTCCCAGCAAGAGTTTTGTTCATCACAAAATCTTTGCCTGAACCAGGACCACCTGCTAAGAAAATTGCTTTGAAGATACCTGAATCGTGAACACCTTCAACTAGAAGATTCTCAAAAAGAATGTCCATTGTAATCTCAACAGACTCTTTCACTTCACCAATGTACTTGTCTAAAAGACTTTTTACTTTTTCAGGACTTTTTGCATGTGGATATAATTGACTTATCATTTGTCTCTTTGCCTTATCATCCGCTTTGGCATACATCTCTCTGACTTGTGAACCCGAGTATACTTCTTTGCCATTTAATTGGAATACTTTTTTCTTTGTGACGAATATGTATCCATGCCCAGTCTTATCATCAAAAGGCTTGCATTCTTTAATTGATTTGTATGGTTGATAGTATGCCTTTGAACCATCTTTCTTTGTGTAGTTCACAGGGTCTCGCTCACTACGAACCAAAATAAGAATATCTTTCTTTGGGTTGTACTGCGCTAGAATTTCTTTGGGATTTACAGGTTGAATAACCTGAACGAATTTATCTGTAACGCCTGCTTGTTGCGCTAAGAATTGTTTGTCTTTGAATGGGATTGGTCTTTGCTTTGTGTCGTTACTTGAGGCGACATAGAAATCAGCACTTGGGAAAGCACTTTTCGCTTGTTCGTAACTACTCATATGACCTGCATGGAAAGGCTGAAAGCCTCCACCATACACGACAATGACCTTGGATTGACCTTTGGCTTCTGCCAAAAATTTGCTAAATTTCATTTTGCCTCTACAGCAAACAGTTAAAGAATACTGTTATTTATAATTCTGCCATAGTGGGGTCTTTCAGCAACTCAGGAAAATCAGTACAAATGCCTAAGAAACTCATTTTAAGAACCTCATCAGGTAAGAAATGATGTTCTGGCATCACACCTATAGACAATGATCCTACTGGCATTTGACCTGGATAAGCCCACACATATCCCCATGAAGTCATGGTGTAATCATCTTTATCATGGAAGAATGTGTGTAGGTTATGTTTCAAACAATATTCAAAGGCTTCTCTATTTTTAGCATGAATCCAAAGAAGAGTTCTTCTACTCTGAAGCCAATCTAAATCAATATCATATTGTGGACCATCGTGGCCGAGATAGATTACATCTCCAACGAGTCTCAAATCTATCTCAACAGAAAAACCTTTTGCTATCGCCTCATCAATGAATGATGGAGAATTCTCTCTGGTCTCATCAGGACCAAAACGATTGCCACGATGGGAGATAAA